CTTCACCACTTTCTAGTTGTGGTAAGAGCTGTGAATTAAGGGCTCCTTCAATCATAGTTTGTAAATATCTAACATAAGGCTCAAAAATAGGTCGGGCCTTTTCTGGGTCGGTCCACATTGTCTTAGGCACCTTAAGCGCCATATGGATTTTGTCTAATATATCATCCGTATATTTTCCATATTCGAATGCTCTTTGTGTACCTTGCAATTCTTTGATAACTATATCGTTACCATGAATAATATCTTCACCGGGCTCTAAACCGTTAAAAGCGCTAACTATCTCATTAATCTTATCAGGGCCATAAGGCATATCTGGTAAACCGCAAGATATATCAAAGCGCGATGTAGCATATTTGTTAAGAGCGGCTCCTATGTCTCGCTCTGCATAATCTTTTAAATCTACTAAATAAAGGATAGGATGAATATCGCTTAATCCATATGCATAATCATCGAATTCATTATTTTTTAATTCTATTATCTCGTCAGCTTCGAATCTAATATTCTCTTTATCAGCGCCAACATCCTGATAATAATACATAATTTGTCCATGCTCGTCGCGTTGCACATACATATTCTGAGAAGAGCGTACAACTAAATTGTCCCCCGTCCACTCCATATATCCAGTTCCAAAAATACGTGCATTCCTTACCCAAGCATATAGAGTCTGCTCTATATTTATATCTCTGAACATTTCTTCAAGCTCGTCTCTAAGGTCATCGTGTTCAGTAACTATATCAAAATTATCTTTGACTGCGTAAAAACATGGAAGGTCAATCATTGTTCTGACTATTGGGTCAGAGAGGTATACGTTCATGTAGGTTCTATTGTTACCTATATGGGATTCGTAATCCTTTATATGAAAACCGCCCTGTTTTTGTAGTTTAATGCGTTTTATTACTCCCGCACCGTAGCTACGTGGGTCATCTTTTTTAAACGGCGGATTGCTTCCTACGGTTGCAAAACGTCGTCTAATATTATCTATCAACGACATGGCTATTTAAACTTATGCAAAAGTAGTATATAAAGCTTGTGCTATAATCATAGCAGTTTAGGTTTATTAATGCGCATATTTCTTCTCTTTACACGTGCAAAGGGTGCTGCGCTGCGGTTTGACATGTGCTTTCCTACACTTCTATTCTGAGAAATTTTACCACCACCAAAAGTGCCACCAGAACCTGCTGGTAACATTGTTAGTGTAGCGTGTAATCCTATCATACTACTGTCACAGTAATCATCATGCTTACCGTCTGGTGCAGCTATTCTTTCTGTTTTGTTAGCCGCGTCCATAACATATTGTAATTCTAAATGTTCTCTCACCCATTTGTTAACAAACTTAGCTGCCATACCCGTTAAAAGATTAGGGTCAGGTATCTTTACTCTTTCTTGTTGAACATATGATTGATAATCTCGATAGGCTTGAGTCTTGCTACCTCTCGGACCACCAGTAAAAACGAACGGTATAAAATGCATACCCTCATTTATACACGCCACGCGTAAATCTTGTTCAATAGCGCCACCGATACCAGTAGCATCAATAATAACCCTATCAGCACCCAAGCCAACGGCAACGTCCATAATACGCTGACGCTGATATGGAATATCGTGTCCACCTGTTCTAGGATTAATCTCTTCAATGTAGATAAGCCTTGCATGGTTAGCCTCTTTTCCCTGTTCCAGTTGCCAGCCAGTGATAACAGTAGAATTAACTGACTTCCCAATGTCAACACCAACAGTGATAGGTAAATCACCTTTTTGGAACGAGTCCAAGTTTTCGGGAGTAGTAATGTCATGTCCATCGTAGCACGCTTTTATTTTTTTAGGGTTGAATATATTCGATACACTCTCTACAAACTCACATTCATATTCAGTTCTCCAATAAATTGAATCTTCTCCCCACTCTGTCATTTTATCTAACATTTGCTCTTCAGTGTAAGGAGCCTCGTACGCATCTCCCGCTTTCACTGCGTCACGCCATGAGTAGTGTAATCTAGTAAATGAGTCTGCATAAACTTCATCGTAAAGATAACGCCACATATGGTTATCTTTAGATTTAGGTGTCCCTAAATTAATAAAGGGAGCTTTATTAGAAACTATAGCTGGTTCTACATTATCAATAAATAGTTTATCATCAATCAATGGAGACTCATCTATTATACAAAATGTAGGATGTTGTCCACGGATAGATTGCCCTTGGTTACTAGGAGCTAATGGGGCACGTCTCATGATTGTACCACCCTTCATAGTAATGCTGGGTTTATTGTGAAATCTATAATTACTAATTAAACTGTCTAACATATTACTGTCAGCAAAATGTCTATAAACATAATTAAAGATTAATGCTGCTTGGTCCTCTGACGGAGCCAATACAAATATTAAGTCTCTAAATCTTTTAAAAAACATATAGATAACTACAGCTACTGAAAGTGCGAATGATTTTCCACTTCCTCGTGGAGCTAAGATAGCTACCTTTCGGTGTCCTCTGTCCTTTCTGTGAATTAAAGATTTGACAATAATATCTAGTTGAAGTGGTCTTAACATCAGGGGTCTTTGTTTATTATCCATAAGATAAGATTTGCAGAACCCTTTGACAAGTGAAAGCATTTTAGCCTCATCCTGTCTACACTTCTCGAATATATTCTCTAATTGTCTTGAATCATATGCCCCTTTACCCGTCAATGCGGCTTTTAGGGTCTTTGACTCGTTCTTCACTATCTTCGTCATCTACTAACTCCATCATCATTGAAGCGAAATCTTCGCTATTCTTTTCTGCCACTGTGGGCACTTGTATGTTTAATGCTCTGAATTCTGTATGTATATCTTTAACGATTCCATTTCTTTGGCGCAAGAGCTCTGTTCGTAAGTCAATGTCCCGAATAGATACAAGAATTTCCGTCCAAAGAATGTCTTCAAGAGCAAGATTGCGCGCCAGAAGACGGACAAGTTCTTTATGACGTTCATATTCCCCTTCTCCAACTCTCTGACGTAATCGCTGCTCGTATTCCTCTACGTTCAAAGTGCTTTGCCTTCGTCAAGTGATGATTTAACTTTAGATTTAACCAAAGCGGCTAATTCGTCGTCCTTCTCATCCCATGCGGTAAGCAATACATTTTTGACCAAAGAGTCCTTTATGTGCTTTTGAGCTGCTTCATCCAGCTTCTCGAATGCTTTCATCTGAACTTTAGTTAGATTAGTATCTAATAGAGCCATTACTTGTGCTTCATTATTCTTTAAGTATTTAAAAACTAATACTTTTACTGCTGGTATGGTATAAGCTGCATATGCACCTAAACCTAATACAAGAGCTGCTAATAGCATAAGCACGGGGTCATCCATTAGGCTATCTAAAAGCCCTGATTCTTCTACATTCTCTAATACGTTGGTAAGATTTCCATCATCACCAGTATTATTGGTTGTTTCATTTGTTGTATTATTTGTCATAATATCACCTTGTTTTGCGAGGCGCCTCTTGGACACTGGCGTATGCCGTCCTCCGAAGCTCTGGCCCTAGCGAGAGCGCCCATAATACTTAGGTATCCCTACTATATAAAGCTTGCCTAGAGGTTACCTTCAACCCAAATTTTGGTTGAATCCAAAAGAGCGAGTTGACGTGTATAGTTATCTAATTGTAATTCATCTGTTGATGTTAATAGACTTCCTGTGGACATCAGTGATGTTAGTTTGTTTTTTAAATCATCTGTGTCTGCGTCAATCGCTGTAAGTATTTCTACTTTTGTAATTGCCATTATTTCTTTGACAGTTTACCATTTCTCTGACGGTACACTTTCTCTCCTTTCTTTATACTTCTCTTCTTAGCTTTCTTGCGGGGAACCCCATTCTTATTTAGTTTTCCCCGTTGTTTCTTAGCCATCTTTAGTAAGCGGTCAAACAGGTGTTTAATCCTGCTGCTCCGGCATCTACTATCCTTATAGCCACTGTGTGACCTAATGCCGTGTTATCTTCTAATTGTCCATCAGTAGAGCTTACCTTTAATGCTTTACCTGCTGTTCCAGAAGTTGTGTTTATTTTACATAGTACACCACGTCCAGTGATTATACTATTCAAATTACCAGATGTTGCAGTAAGCATAGCTATGCCTAATACGTATTCTTTAAAACCACCACTATGGTCTGTGTCAGCGTTGGTTAGTTCTCCATTAGTGTCCATAGTAACTGCATTACCTGCTGTTATTGTTTCACTGCAAATGAAGGGCAGTATTCTTGCGGGTGAAGCCCCGTCATTCATTAATATATCTTGTGCCATAATTAATTCCTCTTATTGTGTGTTCCTAAAACTACCGGGCGCATAATTTTTCTTATCTGCCATATAGTCTGCGTTGGGGGTAGGCATCACATCGGAACCATCCATATAGATTGGTTTCTCGTCTGCTACCTCTGGTTTTTCTACATTTTTATAAGATGTAATAGGATGACAATATCCCATCTCATCTATTTCTGCCCTAGTGGGTTTTTCAAAATATAGTTTCATATCTGGGTTGTTCTTGCTAAAGTGCTCGCCTTTTAGTTCTGTATCTTTTGCCATATTTATTTCTCCTCGCCGTCATCGGCGTTATCGTCGCTTGAGCAGTTACAACAGCAGTTCTTCGCAAGTAATGCTTCCACTACCTCATGAAGTCCTGCTACTTGTTCTGACAAGTCTTTTACCTCAAAGTCATTCATTTTATATTTTTGAGTTTATCTAATAACTCATCCTCGTCGTGTTCGTGGTCATTTCCATTACGGAATGTACCTTTTCTTGTTTGTTCTATTTGACTGTTCTGTTGAGCAGTCCATAATTCTAATACCTTATATATAATAACTAGCGCGGGTGAACCAATTATTAATAGAACCGATTTATACGATTCTATATCTTCTACTATCTCTGGATGACGAAATGCCATCGTAACTAAGAATACAGATAGTCCTACCCATGCCATTACGACTGGTGCTGCTACTAATATCATCA